AAGCTTGTAGTTAGTCATATTGGTTACTCCTGTATTGGTTACTCCTGTATTGGTTACTCCTGTATTGGTTACTGTTGTGTTGTGATGTTACCTTCTGTAACAACATATTTTGAAAATTTCTGCCACGGCTTGCTTTTGTAAGTTTCTGTATGTTGGACATATATAGTTTCTTTTACAGCGCCCTTTTGCAAGGCTATTAAAATAGCCTTCTCAGGCGTAACTTCTCCTTGTATAATAATGCACTTAAAAGTTTTGTCGTTGAATTCTGCCCACTTAGCATAATCAGTTGTTATGTCGTGAGGATTATGCTTAGTCTTATAACTTATAATTGTTTGGGTCATTTTACTTACTCCTGTTTTTTAAATTGCTTTTGTTTTTAAATTTATTAAGCCGCATTAATAGCCGCTAGTATTTCTTGCTCGTAAGCATCTCTGCCGCTTACAAACATATTGCCACGAACTTCCGAGCCGTCACGGCGTATTTGGAATTCCTTTGTGTATATCATCTTAGGCACTACCAAGCTGCCGTTCTCAAAATAGCAGTTGTTTTTAACGATTGAATCAGTGCCGTTTATATACATACGTGATTTGCCGTTTTTCTCCCAAAGTTTAGCTTTAGGGAATGCTCTTAAAATTTGCTCGTTTGTGAATTGTGTCATTTTTAAATTCTCCTGTTTTTGAATTTCTAAGAAGTTATGCACCTCTTGGAACTAAGTATACATACATACATACATATAGTCAAGAGTAAAAACGCAATATTTTATAAAAAAATGAAAAAATGTTGATTCTTTTTGAAAATCATGTGGTTATATCTAGATATAACCAGACACAATCTTGCCTAGTATGCTGATATGGTATATATTATATATATATACGGGAGGGAGAGAGATGCGACCGACAAGTTACAAGCCAGAATTCTGCGAGGTAGTCGTTCGAGCCGGTAAGAGGGGCAAGTCTAAGACCGGCATGGCGGCGGAGATAGGGGTCTCAAAGGACACGTTATACCGCTGGGTCAAGGAATTCCCTGAATTCTCTGACGCCGTAAGCCTTGCGGTAACATTTTCGCAACAATGGTGGGAGGATTGCGGGCAGGACAATCTGAACGCCGACAAGTTCCAAGCCACTGTTTATAACCGACAAATACGCAATCGGTTCAGAGAAGACCATGGCGATGTAGCTGAGGTTGTGACACGCCAAAGTGGCGTTATATCGAGCGAGCCGCTCACCGCAGAGCAGTGGGAGGAGATGTATTCTGCAGATAATGATTAGTCGCACAAATAGTACAAAAGTGCCAAAAAACACGGGTTTAGACTTAAAGTTTGTAACAATATAGTGAATTATGAGTGAAGTGGTATGGCAACCGCAGTCGGGTAGGCAGAAGGCCTTAGTTGATTGCCCCGTTTATGAGGTATTCTACGGCGGCGCGAGGGGCGGAGGGAAGACAGACGGCGTACTGGGCAAGATGGGTATTAAGGCCGTTAAGCACGGCGAGGCGTTTAATTGCGTGTTTTTCCGTAAAGAGATTCCAATGCTAGACGATGCTATTCGGCGTTCGTTACAAATATACGGCAGTATTGGGGGGCAGTGGATTGGCTACAAGAAGACGTGGCAATTCGAAGGGGGCGGCACTCTAAGATTCCGTCCGCTTGAAAATGATGCGGACTCGGAGAAGTATCAGGGTCAGAATCTATCGGACGTTTGTATCGAGGAGGTCGGCACTTATGCTGATTACTCACCTATAGCGAAGCTGCACGGTGCTATACGTTCGGGCGGTGGCGGTATTGTCACGCAGATGCACATGACAGGCAATCCCGGCGGTGCAGGTCAAGGTTGGCTGAGGGAGAGGTTCGTAGACCCCTGTCCCTCAGGATTCAAGATTATAAGTGAGGAATTCCCAAACGGTCAAGTTAAGCAACGAGTGTTTATACCAGCCCTGGTTACTGATAATCGGATTCTAATGAGAAACGACCCTAATTATGTAACGAATTTGTACATGGTTGGCTCGGAAGCCTTGGTTAGGGCTTGGTTAGAGGGCGACTGGAATGCTGTTGAAGGTGCGTACTTCGACAAGTTCAACTCGCAACGGCACGTTATACGACCGTTCGCAATTCCCGAGCATTGGTACAGGATTCGAGCGTTCGATTGGGGGTACTCCGCCCCATTTTGTACATTATGGATTGCAGTGGCTGATGGTAGTATGGTTAGTTATGACGGGCAGCAAGTGAGATTCCCGAAGGGTGCGTTAATAGTGTATCGGGAGTATTACGGTTCAGATAAGGCAAATGTTGGTTTGCGTATGGAAAACAAGGATATTGCCAAGGGTATACTTGAGCTAGAATCGCAAGAAAAGATTGATGATATGGTTGCAGACCCCGCCATATTCGCCCATCAAGGCGGTACGTCTATTGCAGAACAGATGTCTGATAATGGGGTATATTTCCGACCCGCCGATAACAAAAGAGTTCCGGGCTGGCAGCAAGTGCGGCAGCGATTGTGTGGTGACAATGGCGTGCCGATGTTGTATATCTTTAGCAATTGCAGTGCTTTGTTGAGAACTTTACCGAGCATGCAGCATGACAAGAAGGTGCCGGAAGATTTAGACACAACGTCGGAAGACCATGCGGTTGATACTTTGCGTTACGGTTGTATGGCTAGACCTTACGCAAGGAAATTAATTCTGCCGCCGAAGGAGTGGGACGCAAGAATACACGTAAGTGATATGGTTAAGCAATTGAGAAAGATGGACAATAATAGGAGCTTTAAATGACGGGAATAGAAACGGAGCAGGATATTGTCAAGGGTGCCGGGGGACATGGAAAATGGCAACTTTGGAACTTGGAACTTGAATCAGCAAAGTTGTACCGCGAGAGTTGGCTGAAAGAGGTAGATGAGTATTATCGGATATATGAATCACAGACGGAGGATATAGCTAGCTTGTGTGATGACCGTTACCCGATTATGTGGGCAAATATTCAAACGTTAAAGCCGCTAATCTATTCTAACTTACCGCTGGCAGACATACGCAAGAGGTACAGTAACAAAGATGCTATTGCGAGGTTATCGGGTGTGTTGCTCGAGAAGGCTGTAAACTATTTCTTGGAGATGGCGGGGGCTAATAAGAAGTTGGCAAAGACTCGTGATGACGGATTGATAACGGGGCTTGGTGAGCTGAAAGTTCGCTATGAGGCTGATATTGTTAAGCTGGGAGATGACGAGGGAGAGGAAGGTGACCCGGACGAGGAAGTAGCCGACAAGCGGATTGAACTAGATTTTTTTAGCTATGACGACGTTTTATGCGGCATCGCAAAAGATGAAGATATGATACCGTGGAAGGCGTATAGGCACAGACCTACACGTGATGAACTTGTCGAGATGTTCGGCGACAAGGGGAAGGAGGTGGCACTTAATCAAAGTACCATAGATGAAGAGAAGCTTGAGCTAGATGCGGAAGGCTCGGAGGAAATATTTAAACGTGCCGAAGTTTGGGAGATATGGGATAAGCGTAATCATAAGGTTATATTCTGGAGTACGGGCTATAAGGAAGGTTTGCTGAGTGAAAAAGATGATGAGTATAATATAACGTCATTCTATCCTTCTCCCCCTTCGTTAAATATGGGACGGATAAACGGCAGAATATTACCGGTACCTCCTTACAGGATGTACAAGCCGCAAGCGGAGGAGCTAAACAGAGTTACCGAGCGTATTGAGGCTATTATCGACCAGATACGAGTAGGGGGGTTATATAATAAAGTTCTGGATTCGGAAGACGCAGAAAGTATCTTGATGCCTGACCAAGACGGAGTGTATAAGCCTACAAAATCGATTGACCCGAATTTAGATATTAATAAGTTGATATATAATAAGGATATTAAGGCGTTGGCTGATGTGTTAACGGTTCTTAGAGTTCATAAGCAGGAATTGATTGAAGAGATACGTGAGATAACGGGTATATCTGATATTGTTAGAGGTACTTCTAATGCGGTAGAAACGGCAACTGCTCAGAAGTTGAAGGGGAACTTCGCAATATCAAGAATGAGTACTCAGCAAGATGAGATGAGCCGTTTTATCCGCGACCTGATTAGAATTGTCGGTGAGATTATAGCCGAGAATTGGACGGGAGAGGAGTTGGCTAGAATTGCGGGTATGGCTATAATTGACGAAAAGGATATTAACGCACGTCTTGCTAAGTTAGTCGGTGAGCGTGACTTAAACAGCCAAGAATTGCAGCAGATGCAAAAGGTAATGGCTGAAGAGATGGAAAGGGCTATTAAACTGGAAAATGCCGTTAATCTCAAGCAATTAGAACAGGTTGAGAATTTACTTAATGATGACCGCTTGAGAAGCTATGCAATCGATATCGAGAGTGAAACCACCGCACAACTTGATAATGATAAGCAGAAAGCTCAGCGAATTGAATTTTTAAACACAATGACGGCATATATCCAAAATAATATACCGTTAGTAAGAGCCGGTATATTGCCGATGGAGGCATTTAAAGCAATGGTTAGTTTCGTATCGGCACCTTTTAAAGTCGGGCGTGAGCTTGAGGAAGCGTTTGACATGCTAGGCGAGCAATCTGATGAGCAAAAAGCAGCATCTCAGCAACCTTCAAAAGAAATGATTGATGCCATGAATGACAAGCGAAAGCTTGACATTGAGGAGGTGAAGGTAAAAGGAAATTTAGAACTAAGTGCTAAGAAGCTGGAGTTGGAGGAAGGTAGTAAAATTATTGACATGAACGAAAAGGAGAATGACAGGGAGGCGGAGTTTACGGTTAAGAAGTTAGCTGAGATTGCGAAAATGAGAAAAGAATCACAGGAGAGTATGTTATGATGTTACGCATGACCCCCGATAAAGAAAACGATTTATTTTTAAAGAAGTGTAAAAAAGAAAAGATTGAGCCGACTCCTGAATTGTTTCTGCTGTTTCAGGAGAATATAAAAATAAGGCAAGCTCAAATAGAAGCTCTCATGAAAACCGATGAATATAAGGGGTTTGAGAAGGAAAGGTTGCGGCGGCAACAAAGAACCGTATGGCAGACTATTGAGGAAGATGGAGCTATTGTATCACCTATTGATGAAAAACAGTACACAACTGTTAGAAGTTGGGAAGACCATAAGAGAGTTCATGATGTTATTGAAGTCGGTAATGAAACGGCTAACAAACGCAAAAAGAGGATTGTTAAATGATATAGTTGCTTTTAAGTGATAAAAATATTAAACTAGTGTTTAACTAATTAAAAAATAGGTTAATTATGGTTGATAACGTTGTGACGAAAGAGTCCAACCCAACAGGTGAAGATACTAGCTTAGACAATGCTATAAATGACTTATATAATTCTAACGGCGGCAATGAAGAGCGGTTAAAGGAAGCGGAAAAGGCTTCGAAAGAATCTGTTGAAGAAGAAGCAGAAGAAAATGAGGCAGGTGATTCTGAAGATGAAAATACAGAATCGGTTGATACAGAAGATTCAGAAGATGCGGAAGATGGTGAGGCAGAAGAGTTTAAACTACCTGAGAATATGCCTAAGGGGTTACGAGAAAAATTAGAAAGCTTAGATGAAGAGGTGCAAAAGGCAAGCACTGAAATATTTAAGCAGATGCACAAGAATTACACTAAAAAGAATCAGGATCTTTCCAAGCAGAGTTTTCTAGCTGAAAGTATCGATGAGGCTTTCAAAAAGAGCGGGTTTAATGTCGACAACGTTAAGAAAAAGGCTACAATAATTTCTAACTATGTTGCATTTGATAAAATGCTTGCTACAGACCCTGTTAAGGCTGTAAAGCTATTAGCAGACAGACACAATATTAAGCCTGAGCAATTAGGCTATAGTCCTATTAAGACCGACAACGGCAGTAGTGACCTTGACGATGATTTATTAACAGATAGTGAGA